AAGCTTACAAAGCGCCGCGTTGCGACTAAAGACGTTGCCCGGCTTGTTAATCAAGCCCGCGCCAATGGTTACGCACGATAAGGAAAGGGAAAGACAATGTTTAACGCAAAAGACGCCTCAATTCTTATGATAGCCGCAACTGCAACGCTCTTTGGCGCGGCAACGGTTATGTTAGCCGGCGATTTGTTAGTCGGCGGTTTTATGATGTTAGTCGGCGGCTATACGGCAATCATTGCCACGTTGCCCGGTTCTAATGATTAATCGAAAGGGAAAGACAATGAAAAGAACGCTAAGAGAAATTGGGCGCGATATCGAGGCCAATTGGCAACGGCCATATTTTGGCGCGGTTCCGTACATTAACGCAATGCAACGGCTTCAATCAATCAATGACAAATATGGCTATGACGACGCGCACGGCATTGTTCTCTATTTCTTATCCAATGCGACGACGTGGCGCGGCGATAAGGCCCGCGCAATCAAAGCCGAATTGAAAGGGCTTTTAAATGGATAAGACATATTGGGCGTATGTCCGTTTCAAAGACGGAAGCCCGGACATTGCATGGCGCGGATTGCGAAAGACACAAGCAAAATGGCGATATCATTGGCTTAATCGCAACGTCGAAAAGCTTTATCCGCGTTATTGTGAATTCGGCTGGAAAGCCGAAAGCTTTAATCGTTAATTCAAAGGGAAAGACAATGACAAAATATCCTAAGCTTTTTTCAACCGATAGCGCCAAAGCCGCAAAGGCTAGCGGCTATGGCTATTTAAACGCAATTCATTATCTCGCGCCCTATACGCTAGGCGGCGCGGGCAATTTGTGCCCTAATGCCAGCGCGGCTTGTGTTGCGCTTTGCCTAGGCCATTATAGCGGTCAAGCGGCTATGGTTTCGGACCTAGAGAACGGAACGAATAATGTCCGGGAAAGCCGCAAGCTTAAGGCGCAATTGTTTATGCGAGACCGGGCCGAATATATGAACCGCTTGGCGCGAGATATCATTAAGCTTGACGCACAAGCGACTAGGGAAAGCTTAGAGCTTTGCGTGCGGTTGAACGGTTCAAGCGACATTGTTTGGGAACGCATTAGCTTTGAAATTGACGCTAAAACGGCAAAGGCTCTTTATCTGCCAGAATATGCCGGCCGGATTTTTACTTTGCCGCAATTGTTCCCGGCAATTCAATTTGTCGAATATACCAAGCTTCCCGGCCGTTTAGGCAAAGCACCGCGCAATTTAGATTTGACGCTATCGTATAGCGCCGAGAACGCACAAGATTGCGTTGACGCGTTAATGGCCGGGCACAATGTCGCAATGGTATTTGCGGGCGGTTTGCCCGAAAGCTTTGCGGGCTTTTTTGTCATTGACGGCGACAAACATGATTTGCGCCATTTAGATCAAAAGGGCGGTTATATTGTCGGGCTTTCGCCAAAGGGCGCTAAGGCTAAAAAAGACACAAGCGGTTTTGTCGTGCGCTGGCTAGAGCAAAGCGGCAAAGATTTGTCCGAATATATGCAATTCTTGCGGGAAGCGCCCTACCGCTTGCCGAAACGGTCCAAAGCATAAGGGGAAAGATAATGGCAGGATTTGTTATAACCGATAGCGCGCCTAGTGCACGCTATAACCGGGAAGCGGTTGATCAATCGATAGCGTCGCACAATAGGCACGCACGTAATAAGATAGGCAAAAGGGAAGCGGCTTTAATTCACGCATTATTGAAAGGGCGCGGCTAATGGATAAAGAGCAATTCAAAGCCGCGCGCGTAAAGCTTGGCTTGACGCAAGAGCAAATGGCGGAAGCCTTAGGCCTAAATTCAAGCCGAATGATTAGGCAATACGAAAGCGGCCGTGTGCCGATTAGAGAAACGATAGAAAAGCTTGTGGGATTGCTTTTGCGATAAACGATAACAAATAGAACAACCGGGCCGCCATTGTGCGGCCCTTTTTTTATGCCCGGCCACCATAGCCTTTAGGCCCGGCCGTTGCGCGCCTAGCGTTGCCCAATAGAGCGGGCCATTTAAAAGCCCGTAGAGGGCAGAGACAATGCGGGCGGCTATAATATACCCAAAGGATGCAAATCGCGCTCTAGAGGCCTTTAAAACGGCTTTTAGGGCCATGCCTGCTATTTATTGGCCCTTTGCGGTTCTAGCTTTCGCAATTCATCCCATTTGGCTGTCAATTCCCTTTGCTCTTAGCGGCATGGCTCGGCTTGTGCGCCTATGCATTAGAACCGCGCGCCTATGCGTGCGGGCGTGCGTGCGCATGGCGCGGGCGCGCCTGTAGGCGCGTGCACGTACGGGGATTTCCAAAAAACTGGTAACAGTTTAAAAGTTGTCAAGAAACGAAACCATTCGTTTTTCGAAAATCTATTTTCAAACGGGGATTTATGGCTGGACATATTAAGCGTCGCACTATCGCATCCAATCTCGATAAGGTTGGCGAAAGCACGCTGCTGGAGAAGATTGCATCGGGAATGACGATGGCTGGCTTGGCGCGGGAACTGCGCATCAGCAATCTTTCTCTCTACCATTGGATTAGAAAAGACCCTGACCGTGAAGAGCGGTTCAAGCAGGCCCGCTCGTTGGCGGCGGAAACATGGGCAGACGAATGCCTCGACATTGCAGACGCGGCGGACCATGTGTCGGCTAACGCTGATCGCCTCAAGATCGAGACGCGCAAGTGGCTGGCGGGTGTGACAGCACCTGACAAGTTCCAAGCCAAGCCGACCACAGCGGTCCAAGTCAACGTGAACCAACTTCATCTTGAGGCACTGCGCCAGCTAAACTTGGCGTCACCTGATCCTCATGAGGCAGAGCCAGAGGCCGTCATCGAGATCAAGCAAGTCGGCGCTCATAACCTCGATGCGGACGACTTACCCGATCCCTATGAGGACGATTAACGGAAAACTGCCATCCGGGACGCTTTCAAAAATCCCGGGACGCTTTGGGGACAAATCCGGGACGGATAAAAGTGAGGATTTCTGCGGGCCGGGACGCTCGGGACGGGTTGGTGCGAGTATAACTCGGCGTAAATAATGTAACAGTGTAAAATGGGTATGGGTATCACTGTTACTGTCGTAAGAGCCAATTAACTCAGAATTATCCGTCCCTTCCGTCCCCACCCGCAGAAATCCTCATATTTATCCGTCCCCAAAGCGTCCCCAAAGCGTCCCCAACTTTCTCAAACCCGTCCCCAAATTAAAAAAAGAGGGCCGAAGCCCTCTCAATCTACTTTACGTTAACGTCAACTCACTCTTTCTCCTCCCAAGCCAAGATGAGCCGGTCGAGATACCATCGGGCCTTTTTTAAGTCCTCAATCGGCTTGGCCTTCTTCTCATAGCGCCACAAATATTTCATGACATTACCCTTGAGGTAGCCAGCATATGCCTCCGGGTCCATCGACGCTTTGATAGCCTCAATGGCCTCGATGCCGCCGGAGTTATAGTGCTTGGGTTTCTCCACCGGATCGAAGACCGATGACGCGTTGCCATACATGTGCTCAGCGCCCTCATTCAGCGCATCCCGAATGTCCTTATACCTCATAAAATCTTCTCCATACATCGCATCACATCCTTTCTCGCCGGGCCGGGTCACGCCTCGTCCTCTTCACCGGCCTTAAAGTTAATCTGAACGCCAAAGAAGTCACTGTCCTCAGGTTCGGACAGAGCATTAATGACCATGTAATCCTCATCGCCGATGAGAAGTTCAAGACCACGGAACACCCGCTTCGTTCGGGTCGCCCGGTCTTTTGTGTGGTCATAGCCATGCGTCTTCATCTCTGCTGTAAACTTACGCTGGGACCAGTCACGCCCCTTGGCCTCGTTATTGTCCTTGCACCAATCGCGGAAGTCATTGAACGCTTCGTTTGTGCCCATCTCATTGTCAGCACCAGCCACGCAACGCTCCGTGATCCAGCGGGCCAAGGCATCCTCTCCCGCGAGATAATCCTCGGTAGCTTGGACAACGACCTTTGGCGGGTTCAAGCCCTCTGCCAGCCACATCTTTGCGCCCTCGATAACCCACGCCAAGATGGCCGGATATTCTTCTTTCAGCTTATCCGGCAAGTCCACATCCTTACGGACAGGCTTTGTCTCAAAGGGAATGAGGTGCATACGACGCCGCATGGCGTCATCGACGTTAGTAATCTCTGGCTTAGTATTACCCGCGATGACCAACGTGAACTGCGGCTGAAACTCAAACAAGTCCTGCCGCATGAAGCGCGCACTGATCTTGTCCCCGCCAGTCAATGACTTGACCTTGGCTTCATCCCACTTCCTACTCGGATCAATCTCCTGCGCGTGAACGAGCCGAGCACCCATCAACGACGCCAACTCTGTGGGGTGACGCTGGTTGCTCGACGCCAAGAAAACGTCCGCACTAGCCACGGTGGCATAATCACCAAGGATGTTGCCTATCGCACCAAGGAACGTCCCTTTGCCATTGCCGCCGGACCCGTGGGCGAAGGCAAGGATGTGCTCTTTGGTGCTACCCGTAGCCGAATAGCCAGCCA